TTGAAGACTTCGTTGGGAGTCAAGAGAGAATTAGAGAGGCAGCTCTAAAAGGGTTGCAACTCGTGAACCCTGACTTAACAGCTGATGGACTTCCTGAGCTTGATAGCATTCAAGCCCAACTGGTCAGCCAAGTCTTTGATGATGTGATTCTGCCTGACACCAAAAAGGCTATCAGAGGAGCGCTCACATCTATTGCTTTAGATGTTCCTGATGAGATCATCATGAGTGATTTAAATAGGGCCCTGTCATCGAGTACCGGCCGCCAACTCACAGAGGTCAAGACGGCTATTTCTCAATATGGCAGATCGATCACAGCGGCCGTGGCAGATGCAGCAGAGCTTGATCATTATCTTTACACAGGGCCGCTTGACGGAATCACAAGGCCCTTCTGTAAGGTGCTTGTAAATAAGGTGGTGACTTCGTCACAGATGAGGGCGCTTAGAAACGGCCAAGGCTTGGCCGTGATAACAAGCGGCGGTGGATATAACTGCCGGCACAGCTGGAGCCCGGTAACAGATTCATTTGTTGAAGCGGCTGACCTTGAAAGGGCCACGGCCTCTGACATTAGAAGCGCTAACGCTCGCGGGAGATCATGATGAGAAAAGCAACAACCGGCCATGATATCAAGTTTGTGTGGCATCCACGCACACCATACAGCGGCAACCCAACATTAACGGTGGGGTTCTCCACTCCCTTTAGTAGCGTGCTATCTCAGCTTCGCTCTGATGTGAGCGTCTCAAGCGTGGCTACTGACAGGAGGACATTAACCTTATCAGCGCCGGTAGTGACTCAGCTTGAACGCGATGAGGTAAAGGCTTTCTTGCTCACCACTAGAGACACGTGGTTTTCAGTTAAGGTCACTCGTTTAGGTGGCTCAACTGCTGTGCTCGCTGAGCCTCTACCAAGAGAGCTAGACTTGAGCACAGTGGCCACTCTGAACTTCTCGGCCTCATCAGTGACCATTGGCTCAGCCTATGCCACCACGGGCTTGTATCCCTACACAATCAGCTACACCAGTGAAGCCGGCGTGATTGATGCTGAGAGTGGAGTGCTGAAGGTTACGCCTCGGCCGTTTGACACAGGACTTGATCATGAGCAACTCACTGACCGTTTCCCTCAACTAGCTGACATGGTGCCGCGCCGTCAAAGTGATCTCTTGCCGCAGATTGACGCGGCCTTACATGAGATCATCTTGGCGATTAGAGATCATGTGATTGCAGACAACTGCACTGAAGATGAGGTCTTCAATCAGGGCTCATTCTTAAGCGCTCATGCTTATTGCTCAGCGGCTCTAGTGTACGAATCAGTTCTTCAACTCGACGTAGCGAGCGCAATGAGAGAGAGGTGTGAGGAGCTCCTCAAGTCTGCTCTTAGATCGCTAGTGTTAGACCTAGATGGTGATGGTGTGATTGATGAGGGAGAGGTTGACCTAAGGAGATCAGGAGGCAGCGCCACGGACTTTAGGGCAAGCTGGCGATCATTTAACAAGAGCGCTTATGATGCTCGCTTCACTCCCAAGAGAGGAATGAGGCACTAATGCCAGCGCGCGTCAATCTTAGTTTACCGTCTAGCCTGTGGACTGCTCGCGACTCAATGAGGCTGGCCAGCAATACCTTAGCCTCAATCAAGATCAGAACGAGTAAAGGCATTGACGCCAATGGTCGAGCATTCAAGGGATACTCCACAAAGCCGCTGTATGTCTCTAAGAAAGGCGCAAGGCTGAAGCCCAAAGGAGGACGCAAGACCAAGACGGGCCTTAGTGTTTTCTATGAGGGAGGCTACAAGCAATATAAGCACGACTCAAGGAGGCGCGGCCGACGATCAGGCACGGCTGAAGTTGATTTGGTTCTGTCGGGCAACATGATGAATAATCTAGTTGTGCTCAACGCGACCAAGAAGGGCTTTGTAATTGGGCTCACTCAGCATGCTCAATATGGGTTTTATGTAAATGATGACCGCGAGTTCATAGGCCTGAGTCCGCGTGATGTTGAGATCTTAGTGGCTGCCGTTCAGGCTGAGCTGGTGAGTAAGATCAACAGGAGGAGGACGCGATGAGTCAAGGCATAGCTTCAGCGCTGACCCATCTAGAATCCATGATTATGGAGGTGAGCCCAAAGAGGGATGTGCATCAAGGATTCGTTGCATTATCTAGAGCTGATGGCGCTACCTCGCCACTCAGTCAACGGGCTCACTCAAACAGATTCTTCACTCTTGAGATTGAGGGCTTCACGGAAGATGACGGGGCAGCCGGTCTCAGCGGTCGCCGGCGAGCTACCATCAATTTGAATGTTCGGTATGATATCCCAAGGGATCCACTGTATCTTCAGCGTATGATTGCAGAAGACGCTGACTCTTTATTGGTGCGGCTCAAAGGGCCAGAGTATGACCTCATCAATACAGGGATTGTGTCAGTCATTCCAGATGCGCCATCACTGACAGATGTAGACCCAACCATAGAGTCAGGCTCCGTTATCCTGACCTTACCATTCACTCTTCTTTACTTGGAGGCTTAACCATGACGGTTACTCATAGATCAATAGGCGTAGCTGTTGAAAGCTCATTTGGCAGCTTGTCAGCGAGCACAGGACTACCAGACAATTCAGGGTTAACTTACATCTCAATACCCTGTGAGCGCGACCCGATTGTGATTCCTGGTGAGCCTGTGGCGAGCGAAAGAAATGACGCTAGAGATGGCGCCTACTTCGTCCCACCTGAGCCAGACACAGTGTGGTCAGGTGGAAGCAGGGTGAGAAGAAGAACAGGTCAAGTTGTTGTTCGGGTTGACCTCACTACCGTTGGGACGAGCGCCGATACCTACGCCTCTAACTATCTTGGTCACCTGCTTGGCGCCGGCCTAAAAAATCAGCTTCCTTCTATCGTTGACGGAGACGCGGCCGCAGGGATCACCAACGTCAATACCTTTGCACCGACAACGCCTTATGCTGTCGGTGATGTGGGTTGCTTGATTGGCGCTGACCTCAATGGGCGTGCTGAATACTCAGCCATTACTGACAATGATGTGACCGGGAATGTGACGATAAGCCCGGCCTTCAGCTCAGGCTTTACCGGGACGCCAACGCTCTACCCCTTGGCTACTTGGTTTGTGCCAAGCCGGAATGAGAGCGGCACCAAGGAACACTCCCTGAGCTTTCGGATTGATGGAGTTAACTATCGTTCCTATGCCTATGGCTGTGTCCTTGAGAGCCTGTCAATCTCGCTTGATAACGGTCGATTGATGGGAGAGTTCACATACCAATCAGCGCTTATTCAGGATGACCACAGCAGCGCCAGTGGCCCAATTGAGCCTGTGTATAATGCAGGCTCACCACCATTCTTCAGAGGCTCTTATGTGGTGATCAGCGATGGATCACCGGCTAGCCTTGCCAATGGAACGGCTGGAGAAACACAAGGCCGGATTGCGCTTGACTGTGAAGACTTCAGCTTGACGCTCACCAATACACTCACGCCTCTTGGTCACAGCAATTCCATTCTCGCAATGAGCGGCATGGATATCAGCGACGTAAGCGTTGAGCTAAGCCTGACTCTTAGCTCAGTCAACACCACAGTAGCAGACGATTATTTTAATCGTACTGTTCGCCAAGTCATTGTGGGCACTGGCCCAATTGGAGATGGGAAGGGTTGCGCTCTTATGATTCCTGCAGCTCAGCTCACCAATGACCCAAGCGCCTATGATGTCAGCGGCAATGATATTGTGAGACAGACCTTGACCTATCAGCAGTCTCGATATGCTGGAGACTTCACCACGGCATCATACGAGAGCGGCGCCGGAAACAGCCCATTCAGATTAGGGCTAGGGGTCTAACATGGCTATCAGGTTTCTCACCAACTCTGAGGATACAATTGAGGTTGTGGCTACTTGTGACTCTGAGGTGATGGCTAGTGAAGAACAGCGAGCCAAATATTTAGAGCTTGCAGACCTTGACGCGCTTGAGTCCATTGGCAGAGGAGCCACTATATTTAAGCTGAAGGCTCTCTCTCCTAGCGAGCGCGAAGAGGCAGAGATTAGGGCTGGCGCTCTCCAACGCTCTGAGCTTGGGAGAATGCTTTGGAGTGAAGCCCCAAGTGATTCTTCTGAGCGTGCACGCTGGCATCACGAACTATCCGATGATGAGCGTGAGGCAATGGCTCAATATAACGCCTATCTTTCGAGAGTCTATACTGAGATGATCAGAGCAAGCTTAGTGTCTATAGATGGCGAGTCAGCGAGCGTTGAGCAGCTCGACAGTATCAGGCCAGACTCTCAGCGCCTTCAGGTCATCTCAGAGTTAGTGCTCCACATTCAGAGAATCAGCCTCTTAGGCATCGAGGGAAAATAGGGCTCGCGGCCTCTGTTTGGCTCAGCCATTCAAGAGGCCGCGCTTGGAGCTGTGACCAATGCAGAGCAAGACCACCTCTTAGAACTCTTCGTGGTTCTTGTGGTGGAGCGTTTAAGCCGGGCTTGCCGTTGAGCCAAGAAGATGAGGCCGGTCTTTATGTCGATGGGTTTAGGGTTTGTCCTGATAGCGGTGAAGAGTTCGCTGAGTTGAAGGTTAGATCTTGTCCAGTCGCGAGCGCCAATAAGATGGCGGCTCTTATCGTCTCTTATCGTCGCCATCGCTCTGGCATCTATCCCATTGAGAAGGCGTATCCTCAACCGACCTGTGCTATCATTGAGGCGATGGAGACGCTACACCACAACACTGAGGCCGCGCAAATTAGAGCGCAAGAGAGAGCCAGTCAGGAGATAAGCCATGGCACAAAATGAGATTGATATTGAGGTCAACGTTGACGCCAATAAAGCGCTCAAGAACATGGAGAAGCTTGAAGAGGCCGGTGAGGCAGTAGGCGAAAGCTTCAACTCTTTGGGTGGTGCTGTTGGTGCCATGGGTGGCGTGCTCAATGAAAACCTTGGTGCTCTCGGTGAAAGCATGGGGGGATTGACTGAGGCGTTAGTTGGAGCAGGTCAAGCCGCTAGGGGTTCGGGTATGTCATTCTCAGCGCTGGCCGGCCCCATTGGAATGGTTGGCATTGCGTTGGTCGAAGCGTATCAGGCTTACCGTGATTTCACGGGGGCTAACCGTGATGCAGAAATCAATATGAAAGCCTATGAGATCGCCACCGGAGAACTCACAATTGCAATAGAGGAATTGGCTACTGCTCAAGTTAAACTCAATAGGGCTCAAATCGAAGAGCTCATGACTTTGAGCATGAGCGCCAAGATCCCGATTGAACGCGCTCAAATGCTGAGAGAGGACAACGCGGAAAGGGTTAAGCGGCTAGACGTCATTGATAGAGAAATAGATCAGATTGAACGGCGTAACAGTCAGATGGACGCTATGGAGAGAGCGCAAAGGGCAATGTATTCTTCAGGCTTGTCGGAGAGACGTCTCAACGATTTAACTAGAGAGAGGATCAAGCTGAAAAAAGAGCTCAAGCGTGAAGAGATGGAGTCTATTGAGTTAATGATTGAGGGCTCAGAGCTCTTTGCAAAGTTCGAGGCTCGTAAGCTAGAGCTAGAAAAACAGAGTGCAGAGTTTAGGGAGGAGGTAGCCAAGAAGGAGCAGGCGCTCCTAGATGATGCAGCGGTTAAGAATCTCACCCGCTCGAAGAATACGCTTGAAGCTCAAAGCAAGCTTGCTCTGATGGAGACTGAGAAGCGGATTAGAGAAATCAACGCGCTTGAGGATATCAGTGACGAGGTTAGAGCTAAGGCAATTATAGCCCAACAAAACGCTCTTCTTACTCGCTTAGATGAGCTTCAAAAAGCAGACGCTCAGAAACGGGTTGCTAGAGCTAAACAGGCTCAGGCCATGAGAGCGGCGGCGGCTCTAAGGCGCTTGGCTTTAGAGCGGAAGACCCAAAGTGAGCTTGATAGAATTAGGCGTGCTGAGATCGAACAGCTAAGACTTCAAGGAGCCTCTCAGCTTGATGTATTGGAGATGAACCAAGAGCTAGCTCTCAAGGCTGTGCAGAAGAATGAGCGCCTTAAGACTGCCGTGATGCTGGAGTTTGAAAACAAGCGCACCAAGATCATGCAGGAGCAAGAGCGCAAGCGAGCAGAGGAGGCTAAGCGAGCGGCAGAGAAGGAGCGCCAAGAGGCAGAGCGCCGGCGAGCCTTTGAGTTTAACTCAGCAGAGTTTGACGCTCAGAGGATAAAGGATGGACTTGAGAGAGAGTTAGCGTTGCTAGACCTCAAGTATCGTAAAGAGTTGGAGATGGCGGAGCGCTCTCAATCTGAGATTACTGAGCTCAGCAGAAGATACGCCATAGAGCGAGAAGAAATTACTGAGGCGACCACCAAGGCACAGATTGAAGCCGCGGCCCAACTTACATCAATCGTTAGTGATGGCCTGGCGGAGAGCGCTTATCATGCCGTGTTGCTTGGTGAGAGCTTCACTGAGAGCATTAGTAAGATACTGATTGGACTTGGTAAAGAGGCATCTGTAAGATCACTCATGGAGCTCGCCAGTGGAGTGGCGGCCCTGTACTACAATCCAGCGCTCGCGGCCGGTCACTTCAAGGCGGCCGGCTTCTACGCCACAGCAGCGGCAGTAGTTGGCACTGGAGGCTTAGCGCTTGGCGGTGGCGGTGGCGGTGGCGGTGACTCAGTGAGTGCGAAAAAGAGCGCCTCAGCCTCTCCATCAGGCTCACCACAATCAGCGCCCAAACCACAGAGAGAGAGGGCTGAATCTCAAGCCCTAGTCTTCAACATCAACTTTGGCAATAGCACAATATATGACACCAAGCGAGCCGCTCAGGATGCAATGGCCTCAGAGATCATGAGGACAATGCAACGGCAGAGACGGGGCGCGCCTCGATTTATGGGAGTGTGACAGATGCCTCTTAATAACCCGGCTCCAAACTTTGGCCTCTTGACTGCCTATGATCTCAGAGCTCAGGACAGCACCAAGATCTTTACTCGCGGATCTAATGCCGTCCATCTGCCTTCCTTCTCAACGGGTGAAGGTGTCTATGAAGACGCGCTCTTTCTCCTAAATGGAAGGGCCAGTCACACGAACAACACAGCCACAGGCCAGCTTCAAACGCTCTCTAATTTTGGTAGCTCATGGACGGTGAGCATTAGCTCTAGTGACAAGGTAACCATCACCTCAGATGCTCAATTCAAGCTCCTGCTCACTGGCTCAGATGACCCGTTTGGTTTTGGATCAAGCACAATCCCATCAGTAGCATCAGGCTCTAATTGGGTTGTCGAAGCTTCGGGAGATTGGGCTAGAGGATTACTCGACCTCACCAACGTTTCTTATCAAGTCATAGAGACCGGTGGTAGCCTGACCTTCAATTGGCCGGCAGTGCGGAAGCTGAAGATACAAGACGTGCCCACCTTCATTAGAGACAGATCGACAGTTGCAGACGCGGACGCTTTCGGCCTGAGCTCTATTGAGGAGCTCGACCAAACAGCAGCCTCTAACCCTGGCATCACATGGGCGCTAACAGATCAAGGCTACGTCCAAACTTACTACCTCACATCACTAGGGGATATCGTGTGGAATGATGATGAGGTGAGAAGCCTGTTAGGGTTTGAGGGTGATGAGGTGCCGGTCATCTCCGGCGTCTATTCTCAGCTCACCTCCACTCATAAAGCGGCCGGTGTTCTGATTCCTAGCCGGCCCTATCAAGACCATCATTTGAGAGTCACTAACCTTAGTCAAGCACGCCGGCTGATTGGTGGCGGGTATGCCTCCAACTTCGTGGGCTCTTATGTCTCTTCGGCGTTGCTCTTTAATCTGGATGCTCTGCTTGATGAGGTCAGCGACTATCGGCACTTCTCAAATCGTTGGCTGCCTCTGTGCTCGCAAGGTGAGCGCGTCAATTTCTATCAGGCGTGGGGAGACTCAAGGCGAGCGCTTAGGGATGCTCAGATCACCTCTGCTCAACCCGCTTATGATTCGCTTTACACCTCAGAGGATGACGGGGAGTATGGGAGAATTAGAGGGTCAATGTTGAGTAGTGAGTTTGATCTGGCATATCCGGGCCGGCTCAAAAGACGAGTGCCCGTTCAGATGGAGATCGAGCATCTATGAGTAATACATTCACATCACCACCGGTCTTAGTTGATCCTAGCCGAGTCACGGCAGGTTTGACCATCAGGTCAGAGGAGGCATCACGGCTAGGAGATATGGGCAATTATTCCTTTGCTCAGGTGGGCTGTGGCAATGTGATCAGCCAAGCATGGGATGATCAAGTCTGGCCATTCAGCGCCAACTCCATGACTGACGTGTGTGAGTGGGTGGTGCCTCATCCATCTGAAGAGCACGTCACCTTTGACTTCGTCCTGATGGCTCACTCCACTCAGCCCGGCAGCTCAGCGAAAGTCACCGTTGAGTTTCCATTGAGCGGCAACACATATTTCTCAACCTCGACCATCTCAGATTCAGCGCGATTTGGAAGCGCCTTTGAACTGATCACTGTGAGCATCAGCGCGGTTGAGGATGAGACGATTGCTCAGGTAAGACTATCTCTTGAGGCTGGCTCAGGTGCTGTTATATACGTGGCAGGAGTGCAGGCATCTTGGGCCGCTCTCTCTTCACCGTTGGCGGCTAGAGCTCTTGATCAATATGGAGAGTCATTTATACCATCAGGCATCTCAAGGCTAGGTGCTGACCTGCCCTTGACCTCTCGCTTTGGCGTCGATCAGATTAACAATATTGCGATGTTGAGAAAGCGCGAGCGAACCCTTTTAAGCTGGTCTGGTGCAAGCGTGAGCGATACCTACACCCTATCAGGAACCTCTCATAGAGCAGCGCAAGGGCTAGGCTCTTTTGATCCTCAGTTGCTGTATTCTGAAACAGCGCTCTTTGCAGGTATGCCAGAGACTGGACTAGATGTAGACGTATACATCAAAGCCGCTAACGTTGGTGGCACTGCTCTTGATGTTGAGATCTTTGGTTATAGATTTAGTATCTCCTCAAACGGCTGGAGCTCCTACGGGGTAGACTTGCGACAGCCTGAGCTAGCCAGAGGCGTTGAGTTTAGATTGCCTATGTATCGAGTTGGACTAGAGCCCACTCAGCTCAACACTGATAACTTGCTTTCGGACACTAACCGAATCTCAACAGCGCCTCACATAATTGGCCTTTGTATATTAGGGGTTTAGCTCATGCTTATACCAACAGCTTATCAGAGACTGCCGAGCGTTCAGGGCTGTTATAATGGGCAGCTTCTCTTCGGTGGTGCAGTTTCTCAAATGGCCTCAGCGCTCGCCCAAATCACTAGAGCTAAAGCACTGAGCGAAGCCCATTATTATGTAGGGCGTGGCGTGCTCACCTCTGCCGGCGGTCGCTCATATTTGGGCTTCGGGCTGAAAGGCGCAACCACCTATCACTTCATCCATAGAGCAAATCCGGCGGCCTCTCATCTTGGTCTCGTCTTTAAATACATCAGCGCCAATCACAGAACGACTGCGGTGAGAGCTGACTTTAAGCTGAGAGCCACGGCAGGCAACTCTTACACAGGCACCACTCTTGATTATGGAATCAGGTTTAGTGAGGTTGAGCTAGAGTCATCTCCTCGAACCCCGGCTGTATCGAGCACAGGAGCTGAGCTTATTGAAGCGCCCACCAACACCACACCAGAAGCGCCACGGCCTTTATATATCCCTGTGGCCAATCGTGGTGAGCTGCTCAATATAGAGCTGGAGGCTACGCAGATAATACCGCTCTCAGTCTCCATCTATGATCTCTTTATTGCAGAGGTGACACCATGATCACTAGCCAGCATGGCCGGCGGGTCTTCGCTCTCCAGATAGCAGGGCTTGAATATCGGTACCACTCGAACCCTCCACCGGCGTCTAGTAACCTCACCTCAAATGTGGCGGCGGGAATTGCCTATGTAGATCAGGAGGGTCTTGTATCAGTCAGCGACTTCAGCGCCTCCATTGATCCCAGTGGTGGAGTGGCTCAATATGATTCCATAACGCTCACGCTAGGCATTGATAGGAGACGCGGTGGAGTTGGTGACCCTGGCATTATCTTTGGACGCTGTGGCGCTCGCTCTGGTTCCATACGATCTCAGCTTTCAGCCTCTGCTTCTCGTAGTGACCTGACGTTTCAGACGGCCTCAGACTTGACCTCTCTCTCATATCCTCGATTGATGCATATAGGCGCTGAGACTGTTCGAGCATCTAGCGCCACGTCCACCTCAGTCACTGTTGTTAGGGCTGTTGGTGGTTCGGTTAGGCAGGCTCACGCCGTTGGGCTTGAGGGCTCTTTTACTCCTGAGCTAGCTGATGAGATCACCACATTTAGAGGACGCCTCGCGAAGCTCTATATGGCTCACCGGTATCCTTCAGGCTTGGTCTCTGATTATGCTGAGATCTGCAACGGGTTTATTTCGGAGTCTCCTTACATCGAGGCCGGCGACACAGTGTCATTAAGCCTCTTACCGCTGACCGCTTTGATTGATACGTCTTTAGCAGACAAGGGAATTGGTCAGACTCGTTTACTGCAAGGCTACCATTATTATGATGGGCTCAACGGCTCGACGCTCGAATACCTCTCAGTGTTGAAGAGATCGCCTCAATCCACCAATGATTACATCACCTTAACTCCTGACACATCAGCATCAATTACAGCCTCTACGTTTCAGCTGATTATTGAGAATCAGAGTGGAGGGCCTAATCTCCTGGATGACTTTGACCCATCCCTTGCAGCTGGCCCAGATGCTGATGACTTCATTGAAGAGCATCCTAGATTTCCGAAGTTCAGGAGAGCAGAGGATTTTGATAACTCTGATGAGGGAGTCTTCACAACATCTCTCACCTATGGGGCCGGCATCCCTGGCTATGTGGTGAATGCTAACAGCACGCCAAACAACGCGCTCTCAGCCGGCCAGATATCGGCCACTGATTCTTTGAGATTGAACCTTGGAAGGGCTGAGCTAAAGCAGCATTCTCTAGGGAGTGCTGAGGTTAAGCCATGGCCCCAAGTCATCAACGATACACTAGAAGCAGATGGGCCATCATCGACTAGTGGTTATGCTGGAGGCATCTTGAAATGGCGGTTGACTCCTGACTATCAGATCAAAGCCGAGAAGCTGAGCAACTCCCCATTCAACGCCTACCTTGCATTGTTCACGAATCGAGCTACATTGATTTGGGCTCGCGATACGCTAGGCATTGAGCGCCCAAGGGCTTGGTCTTCCGCCTCCTCTAATCTAGAGGTGCCAGACTTGGCGCGGTTCGTTTATCCATTCCAATATTTCATGGACGAGACGGGGCAGGTCTTTCAGCAGTTTGGAGAGTCAGCGCCTAGAATGTATTTTGGCGTTAATGCAGACGGCACGAATCTCACAGGAGCGCGGCAACTGCCCCAACCTCCTTCAGCCTACTACCAACAATATGAGTCTGTGATCTTGGTGGAGGGCTCGCTGGGCTTGCCGAGTTCGGCCGGTGCTGACCTCTATGACGTGGTGGTTAGATACCATGACATAGAGCAAGATGCTGAGCGCGAACAGGTCTTTAAGTGTACCCATGAAACCACTGCCTCTTATGGTGGATCTTCGGTGGGCGTGCTGTTGCATATCGCCAGCTCAAACGACTTCCCTTTAAATGTTAGCTTTGGTGATTGGCCTGATCAGGATCGAGCTCTGATATTTAGGGGTGGTCAACTTCAGAGGGAGAGACCAGGTGAGGCGCTGCTAAAGCTCCTAGAGTCAGGAGGAGGCGATCAGCTCAACGGTCTCTACGACGTCCTGGGAATCGGGCTCAACCTCAGCTCAGCTTACATTGATGAGGATAGTTTCTTAAGCGTCGATAACGCGGCCTCGCTTCCCATCACAGGCAACCTCTTAGGAGACGGTCAAGACCTTAAGCAGATCTTTGAAGGACTATTGAAAATGATGGGTGCTGTGTTGACCATGCAGAGAGACCCATCCACAGGCCTGAGCCGATTGACACTGACGGCAGTGGGAAACGAAAAGACGGGCTCAGTGAGCGCGACCGTTGAGGCCGGTGATTGGGTGGCAGAGCCTCCACCTCATTGGGGCATCTATGAAGACTTAGTGACTCAGGTTGAATTCAGATACGACTATGAGCCAGCCGAGCAAGACTACAGATCCAATCTCATATTCAACAACCAGGAGGCGATCTCTCGTTATGGTGGAGAGCGCTCTAAGATTGTGCTCGATGTGCCGGGAGTCAGCTCATTAATATTTGGGCGTGGAGCTGCTAACGCCTTTAGTTACTTCCTTCCCACCTCAAGCAGAATCTTCAACCTTCTCTCTAATCCTCTGAGGACTTGGAGTGGCGCTATCGCCACTGGTCAAAGCGCTTACCTCGATGTAGGAAGTTATATCAAGGTCAGCTCTCCTCACCTCAGAGGCTATTCAGATGAGTATGGTGTGACCGGCGGCATAGGCATGATTAGAGCAATCAGGCAATCTCTTGAGGGAGAGGGATGTGAGCTTGAGATTATAGCCACGGGCCTCAGTCCCGTGAATTGGAATCGAGCTGCTAGAGTAAGCTCAGTTGATAGCTCCACGGCGGTTAGTGTGGGGGCTGGCGCTTTCAGCGCTTCAGGATCTGACGCTTCATTCTATGCGGCCGGCGATGTGGTTCAACACTTGCCACTTGGCAACCAAGATGGCGCGGGTTCACAACTGACCATTGATAGCATTGTCGGCAACGTCATCACATTCACGGCGGCTCATGGAATCTCATCAACAGGAGGAACCATTGAGCCGGTTACTTATGCTAGCGCCTCAACAGCTCATAGAGAAGATGCTTATCTTGCTGACAATTCTGATAGAATCAACTTAACCATCACGGCACAGGAGTTTAATTGATGCCTACTAAGAGCCAGTTAGAGAACAGAGTTGATGAGCTTGAACAAGACATGAGGCGGCTGAAGCGCGCCTATGGTCAAGCCTTGATCGACCTCCCCAAATTTAAAGAGCGAGACTCGCAAGGGCCACAGGCCACCTGGTGTCCACACTCCCAAGCGGCAATTCAGCGAGCGCTTGCAGAGTGGGAGAAGGACATCATTGAGCCTGATCCTGAGATTGACAACTATATCAGGAGCCGTGATGGGCTTGGTTGGACTTGGTCGGATCAATATGTCAAGAATGGTCAGTTTGCTTGGTGTGGCGCGTTTGCTGCTTGGTGTTGGACTGATGCCAGATATGATCTGAGACAAAAAGTTTTTCCGTCATGCTACAGGCTCCATGCTCGATGGGCCTCCACCTCACGCCGAATTAAAGACCCGCTTCAAATGTTGCCAGGTGATATCGTTGTAATCTCCACTAGCAACGGGGCCTCATGGGGTGATCACATCACTCTGTGTTTAGAGGCTCCTAATGGTGAGTCCAGCTACAAGGCGATTGAAGGTAATGCACGTGGAGAGCTCAGCAACGGTGAGAGGGCTGAAGGGGTTGTTGTGAACACTCGACCACTAGACAGAGTAATGTTTGTTTATCGACTCCTTGAAGAGGACTTAGATGTCTAGTGATGAAACCACAACTCAGAAACTAGGTGGCCGAAAAGCCACGGCGTTCTATGCCTCGCTAGCGTGCATGATGGTGCTCGCTCTCATGGATAAAGCGCATACCCACGTACTTGGTCTCATTGATACTCTGTTCCTTGTCTACGCTGGCGCCAACGTGATGGCTAAGCCTAAGACTTTAACCGAATCCCAACCACAACCCACAACCAGCAAGGAGGAGCCATGAGGCTAGGAGTAAGCGACCCGACAAGCGCGGGTGTTATCATTGCGGCCTATGACGCGAGCGCCGTTAACAACACAGATTGGAACTCTCTCACAGCCACAGATTTTTATGATCCATCCACAGGCACACAGCTTGACGCTTCCATGAAGTTTGCGTTTGTGGGCGCGGCGAGTGCCTCAACTATGTATCTCAGATTTCGATCAGGCAACGCCGGAGATGGGGCCACTAATACAGATGGTGTGATCCCCTTACTTGGTGGTTTCACTATCGACTCACAAGCGATTAGTGCAGCTAACTCCATCACAACCATAGGCTACAAAAAGAGCGTAGGAACAGACACTTGCATCATCTACGCTGGCTTTAATTACTAAGGAGAAATCAATGGGCATATCATTCTCAATCCCCGGCTCTTCAGCTGCAGAGGCCGACACGCTAGACACAGTGACCACGCGAGGCGCTGTCACTACCAATAGCATTCAGGTGGGTGGCGTGAACGTGGCCGGCAACTATGCCTTGCCGACTGCTGACGGAACCAACGGGCAGGTACTGACCACAGATGGATCAGGCTCACTATCATTCAGCACAGTGACAACCACAGGAGCCCTAAGCTACAAAGGCAGCTACAACGCGGCCACGTCTACCCCATCCCTGACCACAGCTCTCAAGGGAGACTTTTATTTGATCAGTGTGGCGGGTACGTTAGCCGGCGTATCGTTGAGCGTTGGTGATCACATTGTATTTAACCAAAACTCGTCCAACCCCGTCACGGCCGCCATGTTTGATGTGATCGACAACAGCGAAGCCGACACGCTAGACACAGTGACCACGCGAGGCGCTGTCACTACCAATAGCATTCAGGTAGGCGGCGTGAACGTGGCCGGCAACTATAACCTACCCACAGTGGACGGCTCAGCAAATCAGGTAGTCACAACCAACGGGTCAGGCTCGCTCTCATTCTCCACAGTCCTCACTGATGTGGTTCAGGATTTGTCGCCTCAGCTTGGTGGGCCTTTAGACGTGAATGGTCAGAGCATCACGAGCGCGGCCAATGGTGATATTACACTTGACCCAAACGGGACAGGCGAGGTGATCCTTGGGGCTGACGTGGTGCCTGATGCTGATGCCACACATGACCTTGGGGCAGAGGCGACCCGTTGGGCTCAGATTCATGGTGATCTAAATGGGGCCGTTCAATTCAAGGCCAAGAATGATTCAGGTGGAGTCCTCAACAAGGGCCAGGCTGTTTACATCAAAGGCGTAAGCGGCACCGTTCCAACAGTGGGGCTGGCGCGTGCAAACTCAACGCTCACCATGCCGGCCTTTGGACTCGCGGCGAATTCCGCAAATGATCAAGCAGAGTTGCAGGTGATCACCTTCGGAAACCTCAGCGATTACAACACCACAACTTACAGCCTAGCGCTCAATGATACTGTGTATGTAAGCGCGGCTACAGCTGGAGCGCTCACGTCTAGCGCTCCATCCACTGAGGCTAACCTCATTCAGAATATAGGCCGGGTAATTAGAGCAGACGCTTCCGCCGGTATCGTCAAGGTGGGGGGCGCCGGCAGGAGTAACGCGGTACCCAATCTTAATGACGGTCAGATTTTCAAGGGCAACGCGAGCAATCAAGCAGAGTCAGTAGCGCTCTCCTCTATCGGGCTTAGCTCATTCAACAATGATTTAGGACTTGCAACGGTCGCGGCCACAGGCGCCTATAGCGATCTTTCAGGAACACCAACGCTGGGCACAGCGGCCGCGCTAGACGTGGGTGCGGGCGCATCAAATGTCGTTCAGTTGGACGGAAGCGCCAGACTTCCCGCCGTTGATGGTAGCCAGCTTACGAACCTGCCAAGCGGAGCAACTCAGCTCAACGATCTCTCAGACGTGACGATCACAGGCGCGGCAACAGGTGAGGTTCTGCGCTACAGTGGCGCGGCTTGGGTAGACGCTACTCTAGCTTACTCAGACCTGAGCGGAACACCAACGCTAGGCACAGCGGCCGCGCTAGACGTGGGTGCGAGCGCATCAAATGTCGTTCAGTTGGACGGAAGCGCCAGACTTCCCGCCGTTGATGGTAGCCAGCTTACGAACCTGCCAAGCGCTAGCGCGCCAAGTGTGACGTCAGCTTCACCGAGCGGAGCTTACACAATTAGTACTCACGCCGGCTTCGAGGAAATCTACCTAATCACACCTAGTGCAAACATTGTAGTGAATCTCCCTGCGGCGAGTGCGGCGGGCGTTGGCTTTCGGTACAATATCAAGAATCTATCAGGCGCCTACAGCCTTACTCTGACCCCATCATCGGGGACGATTGACGGCGCGAGCACGCGCGTAATCGACACGCAGTATGAGTCGTTGACCCTCCTCAGCGACGGCACCGACTATTACATTGTATAGGTGTAGCGATGACCCACATTACTAAGCTCAATAACCCTTATGAGCGCACCACTAACATGCATGAGCTAAGTCTCAGCAGTTCTCAGGCTGTGTCTAGTGGCGACGTCATCAAGTTTGACACACTGCGCAGCACGTCATCAGGAGGCGTTGCCAACAACTCCTCTACTGGAGAGATTACCCTTTCATCCAATTACCGATATACGTTGATTGCTTCGCTCGACATCGAGCGTGCCAGCACCACCGATGATGTCAGGGTTGCCTTCTTTGATGGGGCGACCGAGATCACCCCGGCGAATGGGGGCTTCGATGCGACATGGGAGTATCATTCTTCTGGTTCGGCTACGGGGCAGCCGAACAGCACGCTTCAAGCTTGGTACACTCCCGACGGGGCGGCCGCGTCACCAGTGACACTCAAGGTCTTTGATGTGTCGGCTAACAGCACTATTAATACAAGTATGACGATCTTGATTCTAGAGGTTGAGCAGTGACCTATAAGCCAGTATCAGCAATAAAAACCGAGCCTTTCCTTGTCGCGTACCGCTCAACATCGAGCGTGATTTACCCAATTCCCGGCAACTTTGCGTTTACAGAGTTCGTCAACTGCGCCGAGGGCTCAACGACTGGACGCGCACTGACCACAACAGATGCCTTCGTAGTGGGTGAAGTCAGGGTTGGCGTGAATGCGAATTACTACTCGCTTTATGACACAGGAATAGAGGGGGGAGACGCCATCATCTCTCAGGGCTACCAAGTGAGAAACAATGCGGCAGGAACCGTGGTCATGGATGATGCTTGCTACGGGCTAACGTCCAGAGATGATGAGGTTACCATACGTGCGCTAGCAGGCAATCAGTCGGATGCTGATGCTGACGCTAATGAGCTTAGGCTTCTCGGAATTAGGGTGGTGGGGGCATGACATACGTAAGAGACCTACAGGTGGTCGCGGGGCTGAAGCCTGCGGTCATCAATTGCAGCACACCATCATCATCAGCAGTAGGGGGGGTGTTCAGTCTTTCGGGTTCGCCTACCCCTAATTCAAGCATCAGCTCGAACCAACTAATACTCAGCGCTGGATATCACTTCTACTTAGAGGCCTCAATCCTCGTGAGAAATGCGTCTTTGGACGGAGCTGTAACTTGGGGGTTCCATGATCAGACCAGCTACGTGGGACAGGAAGGATTCATGAACCTAGCGACATCGTTGGGGGCCGATGCACGCATCAGCCGCCGAGTTGCACGAGCGCTGATAATCAACTCCGGCTCTGACCAAACCATTGACGTGAGAATAAAGAGCTTAAGCGGCACCAACTGGACATTTGCCATAACCGCTACAGGGATCTCGACTTTTAGCTATGTGGGTTATCCTAGCCTTAGGATCTGGGAGGTTCAGGCGTGAATCTTAGAAACATAGACGCTGGGCCTGTGGTGGCAGGGCTGCATCCCGGCGGCCTGATAGCTGGCGTGATGGTCTTGGTTATGCTCTCTTATGCTTGGGGAGTTTATGCTGGCTCGTCGAAAAGCGAGGCGATCCACAAGGCCAGAGAGGCTGAGTGGACTATCGAGCTCAGCAACCTCAAGGCCACGATTCACCAGCTCCAAGCTGAGCGAGTGAGCGCCAAGGTTCAAGCGGCCGCTGACTCAGTGCTCGACTGTGAAGCGGTCTGTGCTGAAGAGGTGGCTAACGCGCTAGCGATCACCACAGAACTTCTATGTGATCGACCGTGGGAGAAGAAGCTATGACCCTCCTCTGGCTGATCCCTTGGACAATGTATGGGGCCGCCAATGAGATCATCATGGGCGAGCATGAAGACCCAATTGTTGCTGAGCGTATCGAGCTAACAGACCACCGTGACCCATTGATGGCCATCCCTGTTAGAGATTGGGTAAGACTCAAACGGCGAGCGGAGAGCGCTCTTGGTTATTGTGACTCCTCCATTTCGGCCGCAGTCAAGAGCGCTCATGAGCAGTGCTTAGTTGAGATCAGTCAGGCTGTGAGTATGCAGGAACAGAGCACAGCAGACTCCCAAAAGATGATTGCCGCTCTTCAGCTCAGCCTTGATTTGAGGCGCGAGGAGCTCCAAGCGGCAAGGGCCACTACTGAAACGATGACTTGGGTTTCCATAGGTGTGGGCGCTGTGGCGCTCACCTCAACTCTGCTTTGGGTTACTAAGTAGAGCCCGGCGTTTGTGGTACTGCTCACGCCAATACTGCCTGAGAGCCTCGATCTCTTCGGCGCTCATGGCGGCTCTTCTCTTGCGCCTATACTCTCTTTGGTATTGGCGGTAAGCCTCTAGCTCTTCCTTGCTCATGCTCAGGAGCCTGAGCTTTCGATAAGCTCTCTCATCCTCGCGCTCTTCTTCAGTCATGTTGGCTCTACGCTCACGGTCATATTCGCGCTTATATTGGCGCCTCGCCTCACGCTGTGCCGGTGTCATGTTGGCGTGCCATTGACGCATATATTCGCGCCTCGCCTCACGCTGTTCTTCAGTCATCTGCTTTATCCTTTCGTTTGTGGTACTGCTCGCGCTGGTGCTTCCGGTGGGCTTCTAGCTCCTCAGCGGTTAGGTTAGCTCTTCGCCTCTGATAGTATTCGCGTTGATATTGGCGCCTCGCCTCACGCTGTTCTTCAGTCATGTTCAGCCGTTCCAGTTTAGCCCATAGGCTATGGGCCTCGCGTTCTTCTGGTGTCATTGAGGCGTAGCGCTTGCGCTGATATTCGCGGCTTTGTTTACGCTGTTCTTCAGTCCAGTTGGCTCTCCTGTTGCGTTGATACTCGCGCTTGGTTTGGCGAAAGGCATCAAGCTCCTCTGAGCTCATGCGGTTTAGTTTGTCTCGGTAAGACTCCCTGCCTCGTCTGCGCCGTTCGGCTCTTGCCTCTTCGCTGAGGCCGGCTCTCATTAATCGCTGATACTCCCGTTCTTCTTCGCGCTCCTGCTCGCTCATTTGGGCGCGTCTTTGGCGCTGGCGCTCGATCTTGGCTTTACGTTGCTCTGGTGTCATCCTTGCATATTGAAGGCGAGCATATTGACGCTTACGCTCTCTCTTGGCTTCAGGATCCTCTTCAGTCACGCCTTCTCCTTTGCCTGTTGCCTCGCCTTCCGCTCAGCTCGCCACTGTCTGTCGTACGCGCTCTTCTTGGCGTAGTAATCTTTACGCTCCTCCTCACTCATATTAGCGATCTTTTCCCGGCGTGCCTGGCGCCTCTTCGCTCGCCTCTCCTCTTTTTCTTCGGCGGTTAGGCTTTCCAAATAGAGGCGCCTTTGTAGCGTCATGATTCTTCGATCCTCATCAGTCCGATTAGCAGCATATTGGCGTTGCCTCATCTTGTGGCGCTCGCGATAAGCATCCAGCTCTTCTGGCGTCATTCGAGCTCTACGCTTGCGCTGATACTCTCGGTGATAGGCTCGCCGTCTCTCAGCCTGTTCCTCTTCAGTGTATATCTTGTGGCGTCCCATTAAGAGGCTGATCCCATCTCCATGTCATCATCGAGGATTGATTGAACATAGTCAAAGGCCGTCCAGTCCGTAGGGTTCATCTTCTTGAGCACCTCAAGCGCGACATCACGCCGGGCCTTATCTTTGATCATCTCGCTAAGCTTCAGCGTCTCCATGAAGGCGCCACAGGGAAGACGCGGCCCAAGGTGTTGGACGCTCAAAAATTTAGTCAAAGGTAGCTGATCCCACAGCGCTCTGTGGATGGGCTCCACATCCCTCATGCTGCCATTGAACCAATGCTGAGAGATGGAGTTATCCATGAGTGCATGGGGAGCACAGCGAGAGTAAAAGAGCGCTTCTCTCTGTTGAGGAGTAAGTGAGGTTGGAGACTCCACCGTTTCACTGATGAAGCTAACAGCGTCCTCAATGTTTACCCCCCATGAGCGGCAGGCCTTTGTTAGCGCGTCATCACTGCTCCAATCATACAGCCTGTTGGGCTCTGGCTGTGACTGCTGAGGCTGTGGCGGCTGTGACTGCTGAGGCTGTGGCGGCTGTGGCTGTGGCGGCTGTGACTGCTGAGGAGCTCGCTGAGGCTGAGGTGGCCTAGATGGCAGGTCAGTGCCTAGGGCATGGGCTGTGATGACGTCTCTCTCATGATCGCTCATTGAGGTGTTGTCAGCAATTTCATCGGCTGAGTAAATGCCACTGACTGCATCTGGAAAGGTGGCCCGAAGTCCTAGGGTGAGCGCTCGCGCTCTCAGCATCTGTTGAGGCATCTGTTGCCAATTTCGGTTTCGAGTGAGGTTTTGTTGTTGCGCCATCTCGATAGTGAAGCTGTACGCGTGGACAATCTCATCAGGCTCATCTGTTCGCGCCATTTCGAGAGAGCACACCTCAGCGCTCCACTCTGTGATGCGTATGTAACGGCACAGGCCTGAGCGTCTGCATATACCGGCCATAGCGTCAGCGTTGAGCGTTGGCTTGTTGCCCTTCAAGACATAGCCTTGAGTCATGGTCAAGCCAAGATCGCCTCCAAAGTGATGACCAAATGCGGCATGGAGCAGAAGCAGATCCATGGGCTTGCCGTTGCTTAACAGGTTGCTCATATCGAGCGCCTCTTGCACTGAGGCTGGATTCCATATAGAAGTCTTTGTTGTCATGGTGTGATCCTATCGGGTTGTTGTTAGGGTGATCGGGTTCTAGTCTCAATGACCTGATGGGGTCATCATCTTTTGTTGGTTGGTTGGTGACTGGCACCACTTAGAGGCCGGCAGGCCTCCTGTTAATCGAAGCGTGTTTGGCACAGCCCTAGCAGCCTTGAGGCAATCGTGCTGAGCCTTGCGCTGGTGGTGTGTTCCGTAGGTGTCTATGAGTAAGTAGCCGAGAATTGAGACGGCTACCCACACGGCCAGAGGTATGAGCATGAGGCGTTCTGCCTCTCTGTTCTCTTCTCTTGTGAGCATCATGATGAAGTCCTGGTTGGTGGTTGGTTTTGGTCTGGCTGGCTAGAGGAGCTCAGCTAGACACATTAGGGTGTATAGGATGATAAATAGGGCCGGCATGGTGTTGGCACTTAGGTTGGTTGGTTGGTTGTGTCGGGTTGTGTCAGTGGAGCGGCTCAGCGCCTTGCTGTGCGGTCCAGAGCTCTTCGACCGTGAGGTAAACACGGTCACACGCTCTTATGGTTGCACCGTTCCAGTTCTCATAGTTGTCATCAACTAGGTTGGTCATCTCGTCAAGCATTGCGTCGAGCTCCTCAAAATCGGCCGTCTGTGCTCTAGTGGCATATTGCTCAAGCTGTGCCAGGACAGTTGGGCATGCTGGCTCTTCAGGCTCCTCAGTGGGCTCCTCAGTGAGCTCTTCAGCAGGCTCCTCAGCAGGCTCCTCAGCAGGCTCCTCAGTGGGCTCCTCAGTGAGCTCTTCAGCAGGCTCCTCAGTGGGCTCCTCAGTGAGCTCTTCAGCAGGCTCCTCAGTGGGCTCCTCAGTGAGCTCCTCGCCAAAGGCCTGATCGAGCGCTGTCAGAAGCTCAGGGTCAAGCGCCTGTGCTGGCTCCTCAGTGAGTGCATCGCCAAAGGCCTGATCGAGCGCTGCCAGAAGCTCAGGGTCAAGCGTCTCTGCAGGCTCCTCAGTGATGGTCTCAGTGAGAGTCTCAGATGGCTCTTCGGCGTGTGCTGCATGAAGCTCCTTGAGAGCGTTGAGAGCAAATGCGAGCTCCTCAGCGCCGTTGGCTTCAATGTTGACTGATAGGTGAGTAGTTTGGATTTGAATCTTCATGGGGTGTTCCTTCATGGAATGGGTTCATGTGGGCCGCCGGATTGGCAGAGCCCTAAGATGGTTAGGTCACCAGGTCATCGTCTCGGTAGTGTCAAAGAGTTGAGGTGGTAGGGCTGGCCACCTTGGGCCTGATCACCTCATCTGTCAAACAGCTTGACACATGGGCTTGAGTCTGTCAAGCTACTTTTCAACAGGTGTTCAATCTTTTTCACCTGACACCTACTCAAGCCCTAGATATGGGGCATAAGGAGACACCATGACACCAGCTAAACTGGCCTACCTCAAGTCCATGACCTCAATCTCAGCGCTCGCGCTGACTGCCGGCGTGAGCCGCCAAACGGTTTACACTGCTCTCAATCGTACCCTGCTTCCATCGCGAGATGTGGCAGTCAGGCTGGCATCAGCGGCCTGTACTCTCTGCGACACAAGCGCCTTTGAGGCGAGCGACTTCAACCCGACTCTTCCTAAGTCCGTTCGAAATCTGACTGATCAGCGCTTCATCATCACAGATTTAGACCTCAACTCTAATGTATGGGCGACGGCTGAGGAGCTCCTCTTAGAATACTCTGATGACATTGACCTCATCTCAGCGCTCCATGATTGTGTCAGTGACGGACAGCGCCAGCTTGTTCATGGTCATCTTCTCGTTGAGCTAGACAACAGCTCAGATGATGATCTGAGTGACGTATGAGAGAGGTGGAGATTAGAGCGGCCATATACAGGCTGAAGCTCAAGCCCAATACTAAGCTCACCCTATTAGGCGTGCTGTCTGTGGTTGACTGGCAGACGTTCAGCGGCCCTTGCTCCTCCCGCGATGTCGGACGGCGTATGGCCATGAAGGAGACATCAGTGCGGCGTTCTTTCAAGGAGCTGACTGATATGGGGCTCATAAGGCGTTCAGCCTCGCGACGAGCTGTTGACCAACACCACAGAGCAGTAACCCATCTAGAGGTGAAGACCATCTTAGACCTAGCTCATAGTGAGCTACCCCCCCTAGCTCATAGTGAGCTACCCCCCCTAGCTCATAGTGAGCTACC